TCGAGATAAAATGTTTCGGTCTTAGTCGGCATATCATGCCTCCCCGGCATCGGTGGCCGTGGGACGGGGCCAATTCTTGTGGACTACGGTCACGGCCTTTACCCGGTCTTGGACTAAGCGCTTTGCGCTCGGTCGTTGCACTCCCAATTTACCTTCTCCCACTTCGGTCGAAGTCTCCTCCCTCATCGTGGCAGTGGACACCAACCCCAGGACCATGCTCAGCGTCTTATCACTGGTATAGGGGAGGACTTTGTACGTGACACAACTACTCTCCCATTCAATTCGGATACGGGCGTACTTCATCTCCTGGATTGCACGCCGGTAGTGCCTCACAAATGAAATGATAGTAGTCAACCCAACCAATGCCAGCAAGGCAACAATAGAGACGCCGATGAAATTGATTATCACAGATACCTCCTGTATCGGACAACTTTGTTGTCCTTTGCGACTTGTTACGCGGCACCTTTGATATGAGGCTGCTCGTAGTTATTGCCTAACCTGTCTTGCTTTTCAATGAAGGCTACCTCGACCAGGGCGCCGATGTGGTAGGGCTGCGTTGTCCTGAGCCATCCCGATAATTTATTATCGGAGCCAGTATAATATACCCGGACAAAGTAGTGGACAGCAGAACCGGCCTTTACCACATCAATTTCGGCGATGGTTGCTGTTTCAGTACGCATCTCAGTTTCTCCTATGTGAAATCGGCCATACATATTTGATTTAACTGTTGATAGTAAAGTTAAGAACCGCAAATTTACCTCTGGTTGCTAGTGCTGCCTTATCGTATGCCATGGCAGCCTCTTCCTCGGTAAGAAATGGGCCAAATTTGGTTGACTTACCGTTAACTACTAACTGAGCATAAAATTTAGTTCCTTGCTTTAATACTCCTTTGAATTTTCTGTACTTACTTTTTTGTCTATACCACAAATTTTGTTGGGCTGTAGCCAGTTCGAGATTACTTAGTCGGTCATCTGCTCGGTCGTGATTCTTGTGATTAATCTGCATCCCTTTGGGTATAGGGCCATTGACGGCGGACCAGATTAGTCTGTTTCGGGAGCTAGTATCTAATACCTTAGGTTCATTCTGCGAACGTCTACAGTATCCCTTTCGGTCTCTGTGCTTGTAGATTTCCTTGCGGATGCCTGTTTTACCCTGCGGACCTAATATTTTTCCTTCCATGGGTAACACCAGTATGTCGACGTTATTAAACTTAATTAAAATTTCCATAAGTAACCTCGAATATAATTCTGGTGCGCTTTGGTCAAGGGTGGAGCGTCGTCCATGACGCTGTGCGGTAGGCCTTGACTCGGGGATATCTCAGGGGATATCATGAAGCTATCTCTTGCAGTGACTTGCTCGACTTCATGTCTTGCTCATACTTTACTATCGGCATTTCGCGAAAAAACTTTAGTGAACTTCAAAATTATTTTTCGTTCCCTGTCCTCAATCGCTCCGATTTAGCGGACCCTAAAGGGCAGCCAAAGGCTGGCGCGCCGGTATGGCTAATCTAAACTATACTCAGTGAATTCGACCGGGTAGGTAGTATCCCCGTTCGCGGCCACTTGGAGTGGTAAGGCGATAGCCCTACAGTCTGGTCTGTTGCCATAGGTGGCGAGGAACACCAGTCTCGCCGCCTCGCTATTGTAGTATTGGATGGAGCGTTTCACGCTTCGGTACCTCGCTGTTCGTTGTCGGGGGGAGTCACGGTGTCGCAGCTGAGACCCCGCGCCTTTACCTCGCTATGGAACTCGTCGGGGGTGATGATTCCCGTGTCAAGGAATACCTCTAGCTCCACATAATTATACCGAGATAGGTCTAACGTGTAGTTAATTTTGGTCACGGTGGTCTCCTGTATCGGCCGTCGTTTAAGAATTCATAAAAGTTTTGCATAATTTGCCCTTTACCTGTTGTTGTATCGGACATCAAGGATGTCCTTTCCGGCTTTTACCTGTTGTTGTACTGTACATAGTGAAAAGTAACTAGTGTTTCGGTTTCGGTTCGGGTTTAACTAACTCAGCCCGGATTCACCGCTTGTTAATTATTATGCACGTGCCGTGCCAATATTGGCTTGTTGTTTTTGTTGTTGTTTTTGCCCAATACAGCGTCGACAGACTGGTCGGCGTCAATTAGTTAATTGACGGGTCAGCTACCGCGACGGGTCAGCTACCGCGACGGGTCAGCTACCGCGACGGGTCAGCTACCGCGACGGGTCAGCTACCGCGACGGGTCAGCTACCGCGACGGGTCAGCTACCAAAAAGAAAAAGACCGGCGCCAGGGCCAGTCTCTTTTTGTTCTGTTTAGTTTCCTGTCTACAGCGTCCGTGCCACAGCCATGAGGCAGAGCTCCAGCGTCCTCAGCCGCTCCAATTTATCGACGCTGTCGGGCTCAGACCTAACTAAATCGATGGCGCCAATTAGATATTGTATTTCTTGGGCGGGGCTCATATGTTTTCTCCTTGAAAAAAACCATTGGTGAATGTGTAGGTCCGACCAATAGACGTGATGTATATATAACCGTCGTCGGTTTTCTTGAGGGCGCCTACATGGGTAGAAAGCACGTGCTGGCTGAGCCAGGTTTTTACCGCTTTCTTCGACCGACCAACTATAAAACCTGAATAGATATTATTATAATAGATACAAAAACCTTTCATATTAAGCTCCTCTGTTGACGATAATGAATAGTGAAGCGCTGGCCAAGGCGGTTATATATAATAAAAGAAACATCTTTTACTCCTTTGTTAGTCGGACTTCGACGACCAAGAAACGGCCGTTGTCGTTGTGGCGGGGGTAGAATGTTGTGAAACGGTCGAAACCTGTCCAGAAAGTCACCGGTTGCCGGTCGCCGTTGTGAATGAAAGACCAAACATCACGCTCGGTCACAGGACCCCAGTCGCCTGCAAAAGTTTCTTTTTGTTCTTCGGTTGGTTCATCGGTCGTCAATTCACCACCGACAAGATATCCGAGGACTCCGTGGTCGTGGTAGTCGAAATGCATTTCGTATTTGTTGATAACAGTGGTTTTCATGACTCGCTCCTTTGTTAGTGTATTTGTCTTACATAACCCTTATCGGCACACCGCGAAGAAACTTGAGGCCTAAAAGAAAAAAAATTATCCTACTCCCCCTATTAAAGGAATGATGGGTCGGGCACGGTTTGTGCACCATGCAATAGATTGGCCAACCTGGACTAAGTAGCTGAATTTAGGGATGATAGTTAGTTTTAGCCTAGCCGTTTTTCCCCTTCCCCTATACCCACAAAACTAGCTGGGGGGCGTGAATAGAAAGGTGACAAGTTCCGCGTGGGGGGGCCCTCTACCATGAATTTACTCCTCCACACACTGGGTTACACACGGGCGGGCCACTCATCACTTGCTCCTCATTTCCCACTATGATATCCTATACTTGGAGGATAGGTATGCCAGCGAAGAGACGAGACCACAAAGGCCAGAAATACCACCACCTTACCCTACTCTACCCCACTAGGAGTGGCGGTGCCGGTAAGGGCATCTATTGGATGGCTAAATGTGACTGTGGGAAAGTGAAAGAAGTCCGGGGTAGCGAAGCGGCTCTCGGCAAAATCAAGTCGTGTGGGCAATGTCAGTATCACACTGAAATGCTTGAGGAAGCGGCTCATAAAGGAGTTCAGCTCCGAGGTTGGACCAAAGCGGTCAAGCTCCAGCATTTAAGGTATATCAAGTCTGCCGTGAAACGGGGCATCGAGTGGCGGCTATCCCCGGAAGAGTTCCTCAAGATTATTAAACAAAACTGTACGTACTGCCGAGCCGAACCCCGCATCTATGAAGGAAAGTTTTCCAAGAAAGGAAAAACGCTGAAGACATCCATGAACGGAATCGACAGAACGAACTCCTCACTTGGCTACGTGGACGGGAATGTGGTCCCGTGCTGTGGGACGTGTAACAAAATGAAGATGGCAATGGACGAATCTGTCTTTAAAATACAAGTACTTAAGATTGCCAAAGTGTACATCGAGAAGCACGGCGAGGTGGACTAGCCAGTATGTAGACATTTTGTCAGCATACTGGAACATCTTGCAGTAAGTAGTGTTAGTGTTATCACATAGGTGCGTCCTTCCGCGAGTAGTTGACAACTACCGTAGCGCGTGCTATGATTAGTGTGGCTGACAGTCGTGAGACTCTTTTGCCAACGTGGTCTTGAGAACCCCCCTGAACTGCCGTAGTATTATCTGTTGAACCAGTAATAAACTGGACCCCCCAACGGGACAAAGGAACGGCCTCAAGATTATGAGACATGTTGCGAAGAGTAACATGGGTGGAAACGGTCGATGTTGTTAGATAATACGTTCATCGGTCGTCGGCTTCGGCCAGGAGCACTCGGGAAACCGAGACGAAACTATGACGACAACCCGTCCACCCTAACAAAGCGCAACTCAAGTTCGGACTGCACCCCGAGCCGGGCCCCTACCCACGAGCGACGACAGTGAGACGCTCCTGAGTACCCAACCCGCCCCCAGTCAACCGAGGCACCACTACTAGGTATAGTATGGGGAAGTCAGAAAGGGGGAGATACTAGCTGGTAACTAGTAATCAGGAGCAAGTAGTTACAGCAAGCAGCTGGTACCCGCTGCTACTAGCACCAGCACTGCTGGTACCAGCCTTATGGTACTAGTAGTAGTAGCTACTTGTGTCAGGTGTACAAGTATGTTACAGTAGACTGGCACCTAGTTGAGGACAATAATGAGCTTAAAGGACATCAATAAGATACTAGCCGCAGCGCAGACTGACCTCGTCTTCGTTCCCACCCCAGACATGCGTCGAGCTAAAGCCGCCTTTTGGTCTCGGTTTGCTGAGGCCCCCCTATCGGGTGGCCCCCTCACGCTTGCTGCTGCCCAACAGATAGGGGCCGACAAACGGCTCGCCAAATGGTGGGCCCTCCCCGGCTTCCAAGACTGGTTCCAGAACGGCGAGGAGTTCAAAGAACGGATGGAGTACTTGGCCGACTTGGCCCTCGATGCCCTCGAGCACGTCCTCTCCGACCCCGACGCCAATCCCTCCGCTAAAGTCGCCTCTGCGAAGCTAGTGCTTGAGGCCGCTAGTAAGATGCCCAAGCCGGCCGCTGACTCCCCCACTACCAAGCTCGAGGCCATGTCTCGTTCTGAACTAGAAGATTATGTCAAACGCAACCTCCGGTATCTTTCCGACACCCCTAGCCCAGAACGATTGACAAAAGAGGATACCCCTGCTAAAGTGGATGAGTCGTTGGAGTAACTTGGGGAGGCCACAGCTTTGATACTGAAGACGGGACTACAAGAAATTGTACTTCGCGCTAGTCCGGTGTCAGCTGGCACTATTACTAAAGACTTGAGCATCCAATCCGATGCGGCCCTCTTTCTCCTTTGGGTCAATTCTACTGCCGGCGACATTACTGTCGAAATCTACGGAATTCTCGATTCCGACGGCCGGGAAGTTTTACTCGCCACCTTCCCCAAGATTAATCAGGCTTCCACCGAAATATCGCAAAAGCGGACGGGTACCGCCCCGACCCGTCTCCGAGTCAGAGTCACCCACACCGCCGGTTGCGACTTTGAGCTGTCAGCCAGAGCGGTCTCGACCGGCTCCTCCGACACCCGTATCCTTGGGGGCGCCTCGCTCAAAATTAGTAAGAAGACCGTCAACAGTGTCGCCTCCTTACTTGTACCCGCGAGTTTAATTGACCGAACAGCCATCGCCATTAAGAATTGGTCCTCCTCCGGCACTATTTACATCGGGGAAACCGTAGCTAAAGCCAATGTCAATAACGGTTGGCCCATCGGACCTAAAGACGCCCTCGGGCTCGACATCCAGGCCGGGGTCGAGCTGTATGCCGTCGCCGTCGACGGCCCATGTGATATCCGCATCATCGAAAGTGGGGGCTAATTATGGCAGCCGTTACCCCCTCCGGTTCAGCCGGTGGCATTGTAGAAATTACAAACACAGCCGTAGCCCCGGCAAACCAGTTTTCCGTCGTTGCCATTACTGTTTCCCCAGGACAAAGACCGTCTTACGCCTTTCCCGATGGATGTACCAACATCACTTGGCGAGTCCGCCAACCCGGAACCGAAGTTCGCTTCTTCTCAGACACCGGGTCGACTGGATACTATACCACCTCGTCGTATTCCTCTGGCTCGGTCAATACCAAAGGTGTCACTTTCTGTTGGGAAAGTGACTCTTTGTGCGATGTCGAAGTCGCCTTTTGGGGACCGAAAGGTACCCTTACTTACGAGGCTGTGGCAAAAGCTGCTTCGGAAATCTTTACACTATCTGAACTTGACTTATTGGCGAAGAAAATTACATTGACTTTGCCTCCTGACTTGAGTTATACTGTGTCTGTTACCCCCCGAAATGGATGCACCCAATTTGAAGGACCTGACTTCATCATCACTGGTTCTGAATTATCATGGGCAAATTTATCACTAGATAGTCTACTCGAAGTCGGAGATGTTCTCCAAGTAGACTATTTTTATTAACCTATTTCCTTTAAGGAAAGACACTCATGGCGCAGATTAAAAAGAAGTTTCTGGCCACAAACGCAGTTGACGGTACTAAAGTTCAGTACTCCAACAACGAAGCGTTTCGTGCCAAATCATCCTTCGGGATGGACGTAGAGCTTTTCAAGCTCGACAGCAGCAACATTTTGCAATTTTTGCAACTTCCCAGACTGGCGGCTGACCCGTCAGACGGGAGCGACGTGGTGCGCAAAGCGTACCTCGACGGCCAGGTGGCAACCGAAGTTGCGGCTCGTATCGCAGCTGATTTGGCGGAACAAACCGCCCGCGAAGCAGCTATTGCTGCCGAGCAATCCAGGGCTGAGGCGGCAGAAGCCGGCCTTCAGGCGCAAATTGATGCCCTGGACAGTGGCAGCTCTGCTGGCCTCGCACAAGAAATTGCCGACCGTCAAGCTGGTGACGCTGCACTTCAAAGTGCAGTCGATGCCGAGAAAGCCCGTATCGACGCTATCCTCTCGGCCAGCACCGCCGACAAAGATAGCTTTAAGGAAATCGTAGACCTTATCAACAGTGTTGATACTGAAAACGACAGTGCTTTTGCTAGCTATGTTCTTAGTAATAACGCCGCTCTAGCTCAAGAAGTCTCCGACCGCGAAGCGGGCGATGCTGCCCTCCAAGCTGCCGTTGACGCCGAAGAAACTGCTCGTGAATCCGCAGATTCTGCCGAAGCTGCCGCACGTCAAGCTGCTGATGACCAGTTGGCTGACGACCTTGCTCAAGAAGTCTCTGACCGCGAAGCAGCTGTTTCTGCGGAACAATCCAGAGCAGAAACTGCTGAGGCCGCTTTACAGGCCGCCATTGACCAAGAGAGCAATGAACGTCAAGATGCGGATACTGCTGAAACGCAAGCCCGTGTTGCTGCTGACGCCGTTCTCCAATCTGCTATTGACTCAGAAGCTTTGGCCCGCCAAAATGCCGACTCTGCTGAGCAGACTGCCCGTGAAGCTGGCGACGCTGCCCTCCAATCTGCCGTCAGTGCAGAACAAGCCGCTCGTGAAGCTGCTGACGCCGTCCTCCAAGGACAAATCAACAACATCCTCAGCAATACGGACCCAGCTGCTCTTGACAGCTTGACTGAAGTTGTGGCCGCTTTCCAATCGGCTGATGGCGACTTAAACAGTGCTATCTCTGCTCTTGGGGCCAGCGCTTCTTCTGCACTTGCACAAGAAGTTGCCGACCGCCAAGCTGCTGTTGCTGCCGAACAGGCCGCTCGTGAAGCTGCTGATTCCGCAGAACAAGCTGCTCGTGTTGCTGGCGATGCTGCTCTCCAAGCCGCTATTGACGCAGAAATTGCAGCTCGAGTTGCTGCTGACTCTGCTGAGCAAGCCGCTCGTGAAGCTGCTGTTGCGGCCGAAGCTGCTGCTCGTGCAGCAGAACTGCCTCGTCACGCTAAAGTAAGTCGTACACTTACGGCAACCGACGTCAGCAACGGTTACATTGACCTCGACCACGTTGCCCTAGGCTCCTCTTGCCACGTCTTCATCGACCGCTTGGCTTGCCACGAGTCTGACGACTACACCGTTTCTACGGTTAGCGGCAAAACCCGAGTCACCTTCACTGGGTCTTTCATGACCAGCGAAGAAGGCCCAGCGGCTGGTGACCTTGTTCGTTGCGGCTACATGTACAAAAACGCGGACCAAGCTGGAGGCGGCGGTGGCGGCGGCGGAGGAGGCGGGTCGAGTAATCAACCCACTATAGCTCTTAGCAATTCAATGATGACGGGAGTGGACGATAATCTTGCAATTTTCTGGACAGCTTCTGGCGTACCAGAGCCAACTTATAACTGGTCCGTCCTTCTATTCGATGTGAATGCTGACGCAGTTGTACAAAACCTAGCACCAGTGGACAATACATATGGCATAGTCTCAGCTTCGCTAGTCAATCCAGAAGCTCAGCACCAACTAATTCTTGAGAACACTTCTACTGACGAGCGTATCGCCTTCTCTAATATGTTCCAGCTTCCGCTAGGCACTGGCGGCGGTAGCGGCGGTGGTGGTTCGGTTACCGCACCAACCCTTAGTATGATGTTCATTGGGGCAACCAGTGCCTACATCGCATGGGATGTCGGAGCGCAGTCTGGTGACTTTGTGCGGGCATGGGCAAACGGAGTTCCCATATCGCCTCAAGCTGACCTAACTGCCGGCGACTTGGGTAAATCTGTCAGCTTCTACGAAGGAGTTGCTTTGCCTAACGGCACCCCAGTTAGTTTCTTCTACTACCGAGCTGATTACAGCTTGGTTGGCGAAACCACGGCAACTTGGACCTTTGGCTAATCAAAGTAAATCTTGTGCTGGGGGGACCCTTCGGGGTCCCTTTTTCTTTACCTATAGAAAAGACTTGCCTTTCTCCCCAGTTGCGCTATACTCGTTGTAGCTATCTTTACGGGGAGTACACCGATGAACGCTTGGATACCTAACACAGTAACATTGCAAGGGCTTTCCGCAATTGGGGCATCTCAACCCAATGCTTCCATCAGCAAGAAGTTTCCCATAACTGCCGGGGGCAGCAAGAACCTCGTAGTCTGCATCTCGGTTTCGGCTGCCAGTGGTACCGTGACCGCCAAACTACGGTCCAGTCTCGGGGTTGGTACTCCGGTCGACGCCAAAACTGTCGCCATTACCGGAGCCGGAGACTTCTACATCAAGCTCAATAACGACGTTTCCGGTGACCAAGCATATCTTCCCCTCCTTTCCTTGGGCGAGGTGGTTGTCACTACCGCTCCTGCGTCCTCTGTCACGGTCACCTCGGTGCAAACGCTTCAAGAAGAGTAAGACTGGTGGCCAAGAAGCCGGACAAATTCCTCCTCGCCGCGATGGAGAAGCTGGAAAAGCTCCGTCGTCAGGAGGCTTTTGACCCAGCCAGTCCGGACAGCCTACCCACTGAAGCCCAGCGGGCGGTAATTAGTGACTTCGGCTCGACTCGCATCCAGCTCATCCGGGCCGGAACGCAGTCGGGCAAGTCTCAAACTTGCTCGAGATTGGTGACTTGGGTGCTGACCGACACCCACCCCAATTGGAAGCGCCCCCCAGAATGGGGGTCGGAACCTTTGCTTGCTATTGTGGCCGGCCGGACCGGTAAGCAGATTGAAGAATCCCTCCTTCCCAAAATACGGTCCTACCTCGAGCCCGGTACCTTTAAAGAAGTGCGTATCGGGAACATCATCCAGAGACTGGAACTCGACAACGGGAACCGGATTGTGTTTCAATCCCTAGAGAACCCCAACATGGCGCGGGAACGTATCCAGTCTTACGTTGCCCATATTGCTTGGATTGATGAGCTACCACCTACGGTGGAAGTGATGGACGAACTCTTGCGCCGGGTTCAGGCAAGAAACGGCTACTTCCTCGCCAGCTTTACGCCGCTGGTCCGCAATGTCCAAGTCCAGAAGTTTGTAGATAACCTCACGGAACCGCTAGCGAAAACGTACCGGTTTAGGATGCTTGATAACCCACTCTACGCCAACGAAGAACGTCAGCGGGAAATCCTGTCATCCCTTTCTCACCTCCCCGAGCATGTCCGGAACTCCCGCTTATACGGCGAGTGGATGAGCGATGACAACGCTGTCTTTCATTTCGACTACTCCACCATGGTAGGGATGCCCCCTGAGTACTCCCCGCTCTGGAGACATGTCGAATCGGTAGACCCCGCCATTAAGTCGGCCTTAGGCTATACCCTCTGGGCGGAAGACCCTAGTACCGGTGTCTGGTACTGCATCAAGGCAGACTACGTCAAGGGCGTCTACGTCCCTACAGAATTAGTCAATACCGTAGCCAAGATGTCAGCGGGCCACAATATCGTGCGTCGGATATCTGACCCCCACGAGAGCTGGTATATCCATACCGCGGCTAGTATGGGTATCTCCTATACCGGAGTCTATGACAAGAACTCCAGGAAAGCGGAACTTATCAAGAATTTCCAAGAGGGATTGGGCAGCGTTCTCCGCATAGCCCCCACCGCCGAAAAACTAATAGAAGAAATTACTTCAGCCAGATGGAGTGACACCCGTGACGGAAAAATTGCTAGTGGCAGCGATTATCATTTACTTGATTCTAGCCAATACTTTCATGATGTTAGGCCGAAAAAGGAAACCGCACCTCAGGTTGGTCTCAGCTGGCAGGGGGCACTCTACCAAGCTCACGTCCAAAGAAAGAAACTCGAAGAAGAAAAGGCAATGAAGTTGATGAAACGAGCCATTGCTAGAAAGGGACGAAGTCATGTCCGACGATTCAGCTAAAAGCCGAAGCACCGTCATTGGTGTGTCGTTAATGGTCAAGACGCCACCTCCCCCCCGCCGAGAACACCACGGAGAGGAACGGGAACGGATGCCGTCCGTCGAGGACCGAGTCCGCAAGTGTATCGAGAGAATTGACAATGGTTGCGGGACTGAGGTAGACTTTCTTACATTGAAGAAGCTGAAGGCAGCTATTCAGTCGCGTAAGAAGATTACACCGAGAATGAAAAACATTCTTGACATGATGGAGCCAACCATCCAACGGTTCGGCTACTACTACTAAGGATTACGATTATGGCACTCAAAGTAACAACGTGGGATGAGGGTACTGCCAAAAAGGAAATCCTAAAGAGGCTCAATAACGCCCAACAGCAGCGCTCTCCTGTCGAGCAGAGGTGGCTAGCTAATGAAACTGCCGTCTACTCTACCAATTCCTTCTCCGGGATGAACTATGCAGCGGGCTTGACCAACCTCTTCAATACTGCGCTGCCTGCTGTTGACCAATCCGACGCCGATACTAGCAACGTCTATGTCTTCAAGAACGTAAGATTTTTGCACGCCCAAATGTCGGCTAACCCACCGAGCGTAGTAATGAGGCCGACTTCCTCTGACCAAGAAGACCACCGCCGCGCTGACGCCGCTGACCGGGTAGTGAGATATTCGATACGGCAGTATCAGATGCAAGAACGGTTTGATAACCTCACCTTGAATACCCTCGTCTATGGTAGTGGGGTCATCAAGACGATATGGGACGCCACCAAGGGCGACATTGTCGATTTTGACAAGGA